ATAGTAAATCCGTAACCAGTACCGCCTGCCATTGCCATTGATACTTCGTTCTCTAGTTTTTCCATTTCAGCTTGTGCTTCTGCTTTAAGAGTATCACCGTTAAGTTGTGACCCGCCTTGTGGTCCTGCAATCGTAGCAAACTTTGATCGAGCTTCACCTAACATGAATTTACATGTAGCAAGTGTATAACTTTTAATCCAATCAATTGCCATATAGTCCGAAAACAAAGATTCGTCCGGACGATAGTTGTAGCAGTACAACATTAATGTTTCTTCTGCTCTTGGACGTTGTAACATTGTTAGTTGCTTTGAAACACTGTTCCAATTGAACTCAATAAACGACCCAAACATTCTTCCAACTAGTTCTTGGTACTGACTAAACATATCATATGTTGCTAGTCCTCCCATATTAGAACCAGAAAGCAAATATGTATTTGTGTATGCTAAGTTAAACGGTTCAAATATACTACCGCCATCTCCGCCGCCGCTTCTTGATCCTACACTTCTGCGGAATATTGTTCTTACTTCCATTACTTCGTTTGGAAGTGTGTATGTATTTTGATCTACAATAGTCGGCATAAACAAGTACGATTCTTCTGCAGAATGGTCACTTCTTTGACGATACCGAGTAAGTGCTTTTGTTAGTGCAGTTTCATAATGTACAGGGTCAAGTTCGACATCTACCATTCCGCCACCTAACATAGCATATACATAGTCAAAAATTTCTTGTTTCTTTGTAGTTGTGTTTGCCATATTTTAAATCTCTCCATTAGTATTTATCGTTACGATAAATATGTATAATAATAGGAGAACCAATTTGCCCAGATTGTCGTTATACAAACCGGAAAAGGGCAAGGATTATACGTTTTTAGACAGACAGATCCTTGAAATGTTTACAATAGGCGGAACTGATGTATTTGTTCACAAGTACCTTGGACCTAACAATCCATTGGCTGCTGACGCAACTGCTGACCAACCTACGTATGCAGGCGGAGTATCAGCCTCTAATATTCAAGATATGTTGTTTTTAGAAAATAGAGATAGAAAATACGATACTTCTATATACGAGATGCGCGGCATTTATAATATACAAGATATAGATTTTGATCTAAGTGCATTTGGTATGTTCTTGCAAAATGATACAGTGTTTATGACAGTACATATTAATAGCAGTGTTAAGACACTTGGCAGAAAGCCTATGAACGGCGATGTAATTGAGTTGCCGCATTTGAAAGATGAATATGCACTTGATAACAATACAATGGCACTTAAAAGATTTTATGTTATAGATGATATTAACAGAGCCGCAGAAGGATTTAGTCCTACTTGGTATCCGCACTTATATAGATTAAAATTAAAGTCGTTAGTAGATAGTCAAGAGTTTAAAGAAGTATTAGATTTACCTGCGGAAGAAGGTTCTGATACTACACTACGAGATTTACTTTCAACATACGAAACAGAAATGCAAATTAACAATGCTGTTGTTGCTCAAGCAGAATCAGATGCCGCAAAGAGCGGATTTGATATTAGTCATTATTATACGTTAGCTACTAACGCAGACGGAAGTGTTGCATTGCAAACAGCCGACGAAACAGATTTAGATGCAAGTAACATTAGCCTAAGCGCAGATGAAATTGCTGATAGACCAAATAGAGCCGGTTATCAAGGATACTTGCTAGGTACTGGAGAATCACCAAATGGCGCGGCGTTTGGTCAAGGCATTGGATTCCCTGCAACTAGAGAAGACGGTGATTACTTTTTAAGGACAGACATGAGCCCAAAACGTTTATTTAAATATGATGGTACTAGGTGGCTTAAAGTACAAGACGATGTTCGTGTTACACTATCTAACACAACTGATCGCAATACACAAAAAGGTACGTTTGTTAACAATACAGCTACTAGTCAGATAGCTGGAGAAACAATAACAGAGCGTCAAGGCTTATCGAAAGCACTTAGACCAAAGGCGGATAATTAATGTCTCAACACTTTTATGACGGACAAGTAAGACGATACATTACACAACTAGTAAGGATGATGAGCAATTTTGCTTATAAAGACGGTGCAGGTGCAGAAGTTGTTGTTCCTGTTATGTATGGTGACTTAACTAGACAAGTAGCAAGTATTATCAAAGGTAACTCAGAAAATAAAATACCTAGTGCTCCTAGAATGGCTGTATATATTACAGCATTAGCAATTGACAGAGATCGCACAAGTGATTCAAGTTATGTGAGCAAAGTTAATGTTAGAGAAAAAGCATACGACGAATCTGGGAAGGAATATTTAAATTACGAAGGTAAGAATTATACAGTTGAACGACTAATGCCAACACCGTATACACTTACAGTTAATGTGGATATATGGACAACGAATACTGATCAAAAGTTACAGTTACTTGAACAAATTTTAATGTTGTTTAACCCAAGTTTAGAAATACAAACAACAGACAACTATATTGACTGGACTAGTTTAACAACTGTTACACTAGATAATGTAAACTTTAGTTCTAGAACAGTTCCAGTCGGTGTTGACGACTCAATTGATGTCGCTACATTAACCTTTGTAACTCCAATATGGATCTCACCTCCAGTTAAAGTTAAACGACTAGGTGTAATTACAAATATTATTACAAGCATGTTTGACGAAGCACAAGGTACTATTGAACTAGGATTAACAGTTCCAGAACTTAATGCGTTTGATGACGCTAGTGTTGCTGGTGCGCTTGATAAGAACGGTGGCAGAACTGTGCAAACAACTAATAATTCAATAACACAAACAACTAACTATATGGGTTATGATGCATATGTAGACGGTAGTATTGTAAAATTATTAGATAAAGGAACAATTGGACAGACTAGTTGGAGGAATGTACTAGACTCGCATCCGGGATCATACCAGCCGGGTATTAGTAGAATCTATCTTAATAAACTAGACACTAATACAGCAATTACAGGCACGTTTGCATTAAACACAATAGACGATACACAAATTGCTGTTAGCTGGGATACTGATTCATTCCCAGCTAACACTGTAATTGAAAGTAGCGACAGATCATTAGGTGCTTTAACATCTATTGATTATATTATTGACCCAACTAAAACATTCCCAGCTACTAAAGCACAAGGAACTAGAGTATTATTATTAGGAGCAATTGGAGCAACAGGAAATGTTGACGGTGCTGACGCTTGGAAAAACTCAAATAATACAGACTTAGTTGCTAGTGAAAATGATATTATTGAATGGAGCGGAAGTGCCTGGAGCATAGTATTTGATGCATCAGCTATAATTAATGCAACTACAGTAACATACACTACTAACCTAAATACTGGCACACAGTACAGATGGAATGGTGAAGATTGGTTACTTAGTGTCGAAGGGCAGTATCCACAAGGAACATGGAGAATTGCACTCAACGGATAACTATTTTTATGAAAGAAATAGTCTGTAGTGGAGCCTTATTTTATAGTTTAAAAACAAAAAGATTTCTCTTTTTGCATCGAGCTAGTGGCAAACATAATAAATTATGGGGATTAGTGGGCGGCACTAACGAAGGGGCAGAAACTCCTTGGGAAGGTCTTCAGCGAGAAATTACTGAAGAAATCGGCGAGCTTCCTCCTATTACTAAAACTATGCCGTTAGAAACATTTGTATCTACTGATAGTAAGTTTTCCTTTCATACATATCTATGTGTAATTAAGGAGGAATTTATACCTGAACTTAATACAGAACATGACGGCTATGCTTGGGTAAGTTTTAGTAAATGGCCCAAGCCATTACATCACGGATTGCGCAACACCCTTCAAAGTAAAATTAGTCTAAACAAGCTAGAAACTGTATTTAAAGTTATTGATTTACTTGACAAATCTTAACTAATCAAGTATAATAACACTATGAAAGTATTAGTTATCGGCGATGTAATAATCGACAAATATATCTATGGCACTTCAGAACGTTTAAGTCCTGAAGCTCCTGTCCCTGTTGTTAAGCATCTGCGTGAAGTTGAAACCCTTGGCGGTGCAGGACTTGTTTACAAAAACTTAAAAAGTTTAGGTGTTGATGTAACACTGCTGGAATCTGATCATGGATATAGAAGTGTTAAGACTAGAGTAATTTGTGACGGGCATTATGTTACACGCATTGACGATGATAAACGTGCAAGCGGTAACGCAGTATTAGCTGATGTATTGTCTAATGACTTTTCGCAATACGAATATGTAATACTCAGTGATTATGACAAAGGTGTATTAGATAATGCAAAAGAAATTATTGCACACATTAATACATTTGGTTGTAAAGTAATTGTAGATCCTAAGGAACATGCAAATCATTATATCAATGCTTGGCTAATAAAACCTAACTATAGTGAGTTTACTAAGTTTGGATTTATAAGCTGGCAGGGTAATATTATTACAACTAATGCAGGCAATAATGTAGTTGCTACAATAGATAATACAGATTACGATATTCCAGTCGAAGCTGTAGAAGTATCAGATGTTACAGGTGCAGGAGATTGTTTCTTGGCCGCATTTGTATACGGATTAACAAAGCAATACAATCATAAGAAGTGTTTAGAACTTGCTGTTAGAGGTTCTAGAGAAGCAGTTAAGCACGTAGGCACATACACACTTACAGTAACCGATATTGAAGATACTATTGTGTTTACTAATGGCGTATTTGATATATTACACATTGGGCACTTAAAGCTTCTTAGCCATGCCAAAACACTAGGTAATCGCTTAGTAGTGGGCATTAACAGCGATTCCAGTGTTAAGCGATTAAAAGGTGATTTAAGACCCATTAACGATGAAAGCACCCGCAAGGAAAGCCTGTTAATGCTTGGTTTTGTAGACGAAGTAATAGTGTTTGAAGAAGACACTCCGTTGGAAACAATAACCATCTTAGAGCCAAATATTATAGTAAAGGGTGGAGACTATATTCCAGCTACAGTAGTAGGAAATCATCTTGCTACAGTTGTTATTTTTCCTACAGTTGAAGGACATAGCACAACAAAGATAATTAATTATAAAGAGGAGAACACACTATGAAATTTATAGCGGCAATGGATCACAGCGGCGGATCAACAGGCAGTGTACTAGAACGTTACGAACAAGAGTATACAGAAGAAAACAAAATGGACCTTGTCCATCAAATGCGATTGCGAATGATTAACTCACCATTATTTAACGGTGAATATATTTGGGCGGCAATACTTTATACAGATACTATTGAACGTGGAATTACAGAACTACTTAGAAACAAGGGTATTGAAAGCTATGTTAAAATTGATAGCGGATGCGAAGCTGACGGTACACTAAAGGCATTTGACGTTGAAGCTATGATCGAGTTTGCTCACGAAAATGATTGCACTGGTACTAAGATGCGTAGCATTGTTAAGACTACAGACAGCATTGACCGAATATTAAAACAACAGTTTGAAATTGCGCAGACAATTGTTAACAACGGCCTAACTCCAATTGTTGAGCCAGAAGTTCCAATTGATCTTAAAGAAAAACGAGATACTGAAATACAGCTTCGACATGCAATGGAAGATTACTTAGACAACTTTAATGGACAAGTTATTTTAAAACTTACTATACCTGACGAAGCAAATTTATACCAAGAGTTATCACAGCACAAAAATGTTAAAAAGTTAGTCGGACTTAGTGGCGGTTATACAACTTCAGAAGCAGTTTCTAAACTTAGTCAACAATTAGATATGAGTGCAAGTTTTAGTAGAGCATTAAGCGAAGGGCTGTTTGCACATCAACACCCATCCGACTTTGATAAAAAGATCTCTACAAACATTAAGAGGATCGAAGGAGCTAGTTCGTGAATATTACGCAAGCGCCGCGTCCTACTTATACACCTAATGAAACTATTAGACCAAGTGTACCAAAAGAAGATGTACATTGTGTGGACGAAAGACGGCAACAAGTAGTATCACAAGTTAAAGTAGTACAAGAACTGTACAGTGAGAAAGCAAATAGAATTTTAGAAGAATCACGCAAAGCACAAGTACTAAGCTACGAAGCCAATGGCAAGCGTAGATTAGAAACAATACAACAAGGCACTATATTGGACGTAAAAGTATGAAAATTTTAGTTACTGGAAGTGATGGATTTATTGGTCAAAATCTTGTTACACACTTAATGAGTGAAGGACACGGTGTTGCCGAATACGAGTATGTAGAAAACACTGTTCCTGACTGTAGTCAGTTTGATAGAGTTATACATATGGGTGCAATTAGCAGTACTACCGAAACTGATGTTGAAAAGGTAATGAAGCAAAATTTAGACTTTAGCACTAAGCTATTGCAAGTTTGCGACATGCAAGGTGTTGATTTAATTTATGCATCTAGTGCCAGTGTATATGGACCTACTACACATTTTACAGAAGATGGCCCGTTGCTACCGCAATCTCCATATGCTTGGAGCAAATACTTATTTGATCGCGATGTGCAAAAATTAGATTGGAGTGAATACCAATGTAAAATACAAGGGTTGCGGTTCTTTAACGTTTACGGCGAACATGAGGATCATAAAGGTTTTCAAATGAGCGTGTTTCATAAATTTAAAGAACAAGCACTTAGCACAGGCAAAGTTAATCCATTTGTGGGCAGTGATGATATATGTAGAGACTTTATATACGTAGGCGACATTTGTAAAATTATTTCAAAATTGTTAGTTACTGATGAAAGCGGAATATGGAATGTAGGCATGGGCGAAGCAACTAGCTTTGGCAGTGTTGCTAAATGTATTGCTAACAAATACAATGCTACTGTAGAAGAAATACCAATACCTGATAGTGTAAAGAATCAGTATCAGTCGTTTACAAAAAGCAACAACGATAAATTATTAAACACAATAGGTGAATTTAAATTCACTACACCATTTGAATGGATTGAGGAGAATGAATAATGGCTGAACAACCTACAAGACTAGAAGGCAAACAAGACAAAGGCTGGGGATACGAAATTATCTGGGCAACCAATGACAAGTATTGTGGTAAAATTATGGTCTTTGAAAAGAAGGGCAATAAATTTAGTATGCACTTTCATAAAGATAAAGACGAAACATGGTTTGTAAATACTGGAAGTTTTGTTGTTAGGTGGTTAGATACTA